CCAAGTACTCTCATATATCTTTCCGTATCCTTCAGCCATTCTTTTGTTTTTTCATGAGAAACTTCTTCAACTTCTGGATGTTCGTATCCTTTGGCTTATAAGTTTGCTTTATTATAAAACCCATCCTGCAAAGTTTTGATTCTTGCTAGGATACATATCATCATTCTGATTCTGATTGTACTCAGGATACAATGCATTATTAAAACTCATATAATCTATGAATCTCCTAGAGTAATGCTCTGCTATATCTCTCTCCTTCTGTACTAGATAATCAAGATCCTCCTTTGTAGCATTCGTAGAGTTCTCCCCATTCTTAATGTAGATACCTCCATTTGCTACTTTAAAGTGGATGTAAGGCATTATCTCTATCGCTGCATAGTGGATTACCATATCCTGAATATAGTTCTCTAGAAGGCTTAAATAGTTAGCAGGTATATTTCCTGCTGCAATATCAGTTTCAAACTTCTCAAACAATTTAGTCCCTAGTATATTCTGTATATGAATATCCTGAGCGATCTTGATAAATTGGATCATCTGATCACGATCAACATTGCCGTTAATTCCAGTTCTCTTAATCACATCAGCAGGGCTGACAAATAATACTTGTGCCATCTTAGTTTAGTTTTCCTTTGGTTGGCATATCAATAGGTCTAGTATTAGCAGTATCATAATCCTTTGGATTCAGTTTGCTGCTTGGTACACCTGATGCCTGAGCAACACTAGGTGCTACTCTCTTATCATTCTCTAGTGTTTCTGTTTGACTCTTTGGCAAGAACTTACCCTTTGATCTCTTGCGAGTATATACTAATCTCTGCCACTTATGATGACAATATGCTCCGCCTTTATATAGCCATATTGAGTATGTAGATCTACCTTTAGGAGCAAAATCACCATTCACTCCAGAGAAACTCATCTGATTGATATCCTCTTTTCTATATACTTTACCAGATCCTGATAAGCCAACCATCTCAACACAGAATGTTCTGCTATTATCACTCGTTTCTCCGCTATATCTGTATCTTACTTTGAACATCCCTGCATCACCAGTAGACTTAGCCTCAGCATCTCCATAGGAAGCCACAGAAGCCATGCTGACAGATGTAATAGCATCTACTATCTGATCCTCATTCTCTGGATCTAAGACATCTTGAACAGAAGTTAACTCCCATTCCTCTTCATTGACATCCTCTCCCTTATCTGATAGGTATTCTAGCCATTGACTTTCTTCCTCTTTAGTGAACTCAGGCTCAGAACTCATCTTAACTCCAGTTTCCTCTTCTACTACCTCAGCACTTGCTGCATTATCTAGATCAACAAACTCAATAGGAGTCAATGTCTGGAAGTATAGATCTAGAGAAACATTATTAAACGCTAAGATCTCATCTATCGCATTGATCACCTGATTCTGTTTAGGTCTGATAACTGAGTTGTCAAACAACTGAAAAGCAGTCTTTATCTCCTCAGCATTGTTTCCTAATCCAGTCTGATCCTTAACACCAAATAACATCGGGCTTGTGATTCTATGACCTACCAAGACCTTCTGTTGTGATTCTCTAGATAGGAATTCATACTGATTATGAGCATCAGATAATTGAACTGGCTCAATACTCGCTGCTCTATTAGCATCATCATTGAAACTCAGTATAAACTTCCCTGCATTAGATGTGCCTCCCCATTTCTGTTTGATCTGGGATTCTATGATATCTCTCTCCTCTTCAGGAGGAACTCCGTTATTGAAATTCACGATCATGCTAGGAGCAAGACCATTCTTGATGTTATTGATATGGTAGTTAGCTACCTCACCCTCTAACTCAGCATATGGTAAAGCACCTTGATAATCAACTGGAGAGTAGTAATAAGATCCTGATCTGTAAGGTCTGAAGTATAATATCTCCATCTTCTCACCTGCTTCTCCAAAGCCAAAGGCAGGATATCTCTCAACACCCTTCTTGCTCTTTACTGCATTCCAGTCATAAGCATAGTAATAAGCCTCTACATCTCCCTCAGCATTGCAGGTTTCTGCTCTAAGAGTTTCTACTGGCATATGATATACCTCAACGATCTTGCTCTTATCTCTGTTGTAGATCACTTGAAAAGCACCATTGCCTAGCATATAGTAATCATTGATCACCTTCTTTAACTCATCATCCTTGATTAGCTTTCTGAGTTCTAGGTATCCACTAGGATTCTTTGCAGAATCAGTAGCATCAATACCCTTTCCAAAGATCATATCAATGATCCCAGAGGTTACTGCATTGTTGGTAGGTGATCCATTATATCTATCAATCAGATACTTAAAGTAGTTGTTATCATCTCCATACTCAACCCATCCAAGTCTGTTGTTCTCTGATACTTGAGGTGATGTGTAACTAGATAGCTGCACAAAATTAACATTACTCGCCATATATCTTGAATTCGTTATTCATTGTTTTCTGTGTTGTAGCTAGTTTAGGAGCATATGTTGCCTTATCAGATCCTACTGGTATAATATACATACGATCCTGCGAAAGTAACTTGATCTTACCCACTTCCCAAATCTTCACTACATAGAAGTTCTCTGCTACTAAAGCAGATACATCTAATGAGAAGGCTAGAAGTTTCCTGAAGTCATCATATGTACCAGATAAAGCAGTATCTACAACCTCTTTTCTTTGATCCTCAGATGTGATCTCAATCTCAAAGGACTCCGTAGTGAAGTCCCTTAGATACATCTTTATTGCTGCCGTTGAATTTTCTTCTACAATTATCATATAATTATAAAACCCAAAAGGAAAACAATGGTTATATTTGCAGCAGTTCATCTCTCTCTCGGTAGTTGATTACTACCAAAAAGAAAGCCCCTCCGTAATTGGAAGGGCTTTTTTGATTCTGAAAATTATTTATCTACTAGATATCAGAGATATTAGCAGCATCAGCAGTAATCGTAGCATCTACGAAGTTAGCAGCAATCTTCTCCTGACCAGTAAACGCTAAAGTATAACCACTCATGTCAGCCATAGCTGCACCAGTTACGATAGTACCACCTGATACATCAGCACCATATTCTAAGCCCATTAAGAACTTATTTCCGTTGTTATCCTCTACGATCACATGAGGTCTAGCATAAGCTAATAGCTTAACTTCATTGTGAGTCTGCTTAGATAACTTCTTGAAATTAATATTCAAGGTCTGCTCTACGAATGTCGTTCCATTCTCTCTAGAAGAAGTTATAGCTTGTTCAAAGCTAGATGTCCCTTTAAGATCAAATTTGAACCAATCTGGAGTTCCTCCAAATGAATCAATCACATCAGTATCAACTGCATCATAAGTTGGATCACCTAATGTACCGAAGTCAGCAAAGTATACTGCGGTGATACCACCAACAACATCCTTGCAGGGTTCAGTTCTCCCTTTTGTTAATAAACACGCCATAATTTTATAGTATAAAAAAAAGGGCAGACAAGCATTAGCCTACCTGCCCCTTTCAGATTAATCAATCAACTCTTAAGTATAGTAAACTATGTCAGCACCGATACCTATTTGAACACCTGCGGTGTAACGCATCACTACGCGGACATTGTCCGACCCGTCCAAATCGCTCATGTCTAGCAATCTAACTTCTTGAGAATCAGATAGTAATCCAGTTCCAAAGAATAAGTTTGATTTTTGTGCTGCTACCATATCATTGTCAGCAATACCTGAACATACGAATAATTTAACACCATCAAAAGCAAGATCTCCGCCATTGTACCAAGTCGTTCCGTTAGAAGCAACACCATTTCCACCTAGACCATTAGCACCGAATCCACCAAGAGCACGAACATAAGCACGAGCAACATTCTGAGAAACATATACATAAAGATCCTCTTTGCCATATAGAGCAGCAGGGATTGCATCAACAACCTTACCCAACTCTGTGATAACATTAGCAGCAGTTATAGTAGTACCTACTACATCAATTACAGATGCATCAGCAAGTAACAAAGCATTAAAGCCATCAAACTCTCCTGCAGTTGCAGCAGCACCTTGCCAGATTGTTTGCTCAGTTTTAGCAGCTACCTTAGCAGCAACATAACCGATCATGTAATCAGCAAAGTTAGAAGGTAATTGATCAAAGGCAGAGTAGCCCATTTCAATTGCTTCCCAATCCGAGCGGAAATCTTTTTTACACAATTCCAAGTCCATCTGAAGTTCAGTAGGTTGAATTACCTTTTCAGCTAAAGTCAAAGTAGAAGTATCAGAGAAATCACATGTTGCATCAGCAACAATAGCATCAAGATTCATAGTCTTGATTACTTCTTTGAACTTTACATTTGGTTTGATAGTGATACCGCCACCTTCAATAGTGTCAGCACTTAATAACGCAGCGGAAACATATTTCCCTGCGAACTCACCTGCATAAGTAGTGGTGATGTTTGTAGTTGTAGCCATTGTTTTTTTTATTTTTAAATTAAGCCAATTTACTCATAACACGAGAAAGAGTGTTCCTTCCGCCTTTACTAGCGATTTGATTCATCTCTATCTTTTTCTCAACTGGAGCAGCAGCAACTTTCTTTGCAGCAGGTGCTTCATCAGCACTTAACTCTAGTTCAACAGATTCCTCTGCTTTCATTTCTTCTTCCTTTGGGAGCATCGCTTGGATCATTTCTTTGATCTCAGATACTGCACTCTCAAACTCTTGTTTGCTTACATACTCATCAGCAGCTTGTTCAACTTCCACCTCAACCTCTGGTGCTTCTTCTGCTACCTCTTCTGCTGCTTCTTTGATTTCAGATATAACACCTTCTTCAACGATCACTAAGATCATGCCATCTTCTAGTGTATGCTCTCCTACTGGAGCAGCTACCTTCTCATCATCTTCTCCTACTAGGAAAACATTTTGACCTGCTTCAAAAGCCTCAGCCTCTAGCAATGTTCCATCTGCTAACTTCATATTAGCAAACTCAACCTTTACCTCTTCTTGAGAAGGAGTCAGAGCCAATTCAATTTTTTTAAACACTTCTTGTAAATTCATTTTTTCGGTCTTTCTAATTAAACAATCTATTTATAAACATTTTGGGTTATTTTCTAAAACTGATTCAACTCCTTGAGTTTACTCTCAGCCCACTGCTTTCCTGATAATCCTCCCCATAATAGATAGGAGATAGTGCCACACGCTTTCGTGTCATTCTCATCATAGAACTCCTCCGCTCTAGATAAGTAGCTATGCATTCTTTTTATCGTTTCTAGTGAGATAGGTTTCTTTTGTGCCAACTGCTGCGCTCTGATCTTTCCTACTTGAGTAGCACATTTACCACCATCATTAAGATCAATTCCTCTCTGTGCATTATCGGATACTGATTCAGGATAGTCTTTATAAGACTCTAGGTCTAGCTTCTTTCCTACCTTATATCTTTTATCCTGCTTGATGGCAGCCTTAGTCAATCCCAGTAAATAAAGTGATAGGAGATGCTCTGATTCTTCCTCCTCAATTCTTGAGAGTTCCGTATTGACCTCAATAGAGGACTCTCGTTGCATAAACCATCCTTCAATGCTGAATCCCTTGACTCTTCCTTCTTTGACATATTCTTCCCAGATATCATCATTGTTAACCTTCATAGATACCATCCAAGTTCCTACTGGATACTCTAAGCCATAGGCTCTACTCTTATCCTTATCGGAATCTTCAATGATCCAACTCTCAACTAAAGATAGTCCCTCTAACTTATCCTGATGCTCTAGTGTAGCATTTCCTTGCTTACCATTCATGAGATACAATTCAGATGCTCTCCTGATCGTTTCCTTAGTGAAAAATACATAGTATTCATCATCACCATCTCTGCGATATATAGGCTTCTCAGGGATCATAGCTGCTCCCATTAGTACCCTCTTCTCAGCATTCACTTCCTTAAACTCAAACTTGTAGTCCTTGCTCAATGTGATAAAGTCTGACTCTATTGCAGGATGTTCTACGATGCTGATAGCATCTATCCCATGCAGTAACTTCTCCTCATCTAATACTAACTCAAAAAATTTCATATTATCCTAGTGTTGCGGTTTCCCTTATTTTTCTATCCATCTTTTCTGCGCTCTGTACATCTTGATTCACTACATATGCTCTAACTGGAGATCTCCCTAGTGAGTTTGTGATCTGATTACCTAGATCAGATGCTGCCGTATCTAGTGTCAATCTAGGAGATAATGCAGAAGGTATCTGTGGCAAAGGTCTTGATCCACCTCCACCGCCACCATCAGTAGCAGGAATCTTAGTAGCGTAGATCTGTCTGATGGATGCTATACCAGTAGCAATCACACCTGCTGCTGCTATCGGTCCTGCAATACCACCCTGAGCCAATGCCTTAGTAGCACCAGTATATGTATTGATTACCGCAGATGCTGCACTTAATGCCTTCCCACTCGCTGCATCCTTACCTGCTAGATTACTAAGTGATCCTAATGCACCTCCTATGGCATCCAGAGTAGCCATCTGTACCGCCTTATCATCAGAGGCTTTCTTCTTTTTACGATCAGAATCAGCATCCTCATACTTCTTGTTGACCTTAGCTAATTCTTCATTCTTTAATCTGTTGAGTTCTATCTCATCAAATCCATACTGCTCTGCACTTTGAAGTAAGTTATAATACTTGTCCTCTATTGCATTCTGTTCATTTATCTGTGCATCGTTCTGAGCCTGAAGAATAGCATCATATTCTGCTGCTAGTTTTTCCTCTAGTGTTGCAGCTTCAGAAGCTAGTCTTTCATTCCTTTTCTCTAACTCCTCATTTAGTTTCTTCTGCGCTTCTGTTTCTCCAGTAGTAGCATCAGTAGATGCTTTGATTTGATTATTAAAACTATTGTATCCTGCTACCAGTTCTTTTAGTTTACTATCTCTTTCTGCTTGTAGTTCTATAACCCTTGCTGCTGCTTCAGCATCTTCTTGGGCATCTTCTCTACTGCCTTCTCCAAGATCGTGTTGTGATTTTATTATTCTCGCCCTCTCCTTTGCTATCTCTATCTCTTGATCAGATAACGCAATCTCTAGATCCATTGCCTTTTTCAATGCAGCAGATCTTTCTTCTAAAGTATTTTTTTCATCGGCTGCTAATAGCTTTGCAGCTTCAACTGCCGCTCTAGTTTTTGCTCTAGTTTCTATCATTGAGATCTCCCGATCTTCTAAAGCCTGAAAGTCTTTTGTTAATTGTGCTGCTGCTGCGCTCTCTTCTGCCAGTTCTTTTCCTAATCCAGAAAAAGATGATTTCAATATATCTAAGCCATCTGAAAAATCTCCTGATATTATCTTAAACAAACCCTCTCCAAAGGTTGAAACACGATCAACTAGAACATCTATTACTGCACCGATGGCAGAAAAGGCTACTTTCATTTTATCCGCTCCTCTCTGTGTCTTTGAGAAGTATGTAACTAATGAACCTAGCGCAATTATAAGCAAACCTATCCCAGTAGAGGCGATGCCTATCTTAACTGCTCTCCATGTCATTATGTTAGCTAGTCTGAAAGTTTTTAGAGATTTTACGCTATTTAAAATCCCTGAGCCAAATCCCTTTAACGAACTACCTACTTGCTTTAAACCACTAATAAAACCACCTGTGAACTTATCTGCTGCTGACTCAAGGTCAGCCATAGACTTACTTGCATCTTTAGTC